GGTGGAATAGTTGTGAATAAACGTACTGGTCTTACAGTAGTCAGCGGGCATCAGCGTTTGTCCGTCATGGACGAATTGCAGAAGTTCCCCGATAATGACTACTATATCCGTGTCGATGTCATAGACGTGAACGAGCAGCAGGAAAAGGAATTAAATATTTTAATGAACAACCCTAATGCACAAGGTACATGGGATTTTGACGCTCTTGCTCGTATTGTTCCTGATATTGACTGGAAAGACGCAGGTTTGACCGATGCCGACCTGAACATGATTGGTGTTGACTATCTTTTGCAGACCGAAGAAGAAAGCTCTATTGCGGATGCTTTGTCTGATATGATGGCACCAGTAAACGAACAGAAAGAAGCTGATAAAGCCGCCAAACAGTTGGAACGTGCCGAAAAGGTCGCCCACATGAAAGAGGTCAAGCAACAGGTTAAGGAGAAAGCACAGAGGCAAGCCGAGAATATGGATGCTTATGTAATGCTTTCCTTCGATACCTATGAAGCAAAAGCAGCTTTCTGTGAACGTTTCGGCTATGAGCCGGACATGAAGTTCATAAAAGGAGAAGTGTTCGATGAACAAGTGGAACGGGTAGATTGATATGAGCAATAGTGAATCTCAAAATAGAAAAGGTAAGGGAGGGAGAAAGCCCAAGTTTGACTACACATGCGAGGACTTTCTTTCTCTCGTGGAATCGTATGCCAAAAAGGGATTCACAGACAAGGAAATCGCTCATGCCATTGGATTGTCACCGCAAAAATTTAGTGAGAAGAAAAGTAGATACAGTGAATTAAGTGATGTCCTTTCGCGTGCGCGTTGCGCTATTAATTCTCTTGTACGTGCTAAGTTTCTTGCTATGGCTTTGGGTGGCATAAAAACGAAGAATACTACAGTTCGGAAAATACGAGATAAGGATGGAAATCTAACAGGTGAAGAAGAAGTACAAGTTGTTGAAGGTGAATTGGCTCCCAATTTAAGTGCTCAAATGACCTGGTTGTACCATTACGATGAAGATTGGAGAAAAGTTGAACGTAAGCAGGATGAAGATGCCGACATCCCTACAGATATTGACCACGGTATCACTATTGATTCTTGGATTAAAGACAAGCTGAAATGATAGTACCCCAAGAAATATATCATCCATTATACACCGATACGGAAAAGTTCATTATTCTCATTACTGGTGGTCGTGGCTCCGGTAAGTCTTTCAATGCTTCTGCATTCATAGAGCGTCTTACTTTTGAAATGACTCCTGTAGAGAAGATAGTCCATCAGATCCTTTATACTCGCTATACGATGGTTTCCGCTGGTATGTCCATTATTCCGGAAATGATGGAGAAGATAGAACTTGACGGAACTACCAAATATTTCAAGACCACAAAGACGGACATTGTAAACCGCATGACAGGCAGTCGCATCATGTTCCGAGGTATCAAGACTTCCTCCGGGAATCAGACAGCCAAATTAAAATCCATTCAGGGCATTACAACCTTTGTCTGTGATGAAGCGGAAGAGTGGACCAGTGAGGAAGAGTTCGACAAAATTATGCTCTCCATCCGTAAGAAGGGAATCCAAAACCGGATTATAATCATTATGAATCCCTGTGATTCCAATCACTTCATCTATAAAAAATACATCGAAAATACTCATAGGCTGGTAGAGATCGACGGAGTGCAGGTACAGGTTTCCACCCATCCGAATGTCCTTCATATTCATACAACCTACTTCGATAATATCGAGAACCTTTCTCCTGAGTTCTTGAGAGAGGTTGAAGAAATGAAAGAGAAGAATCCGGAGAAATATGCTCATGTGGTTATTGGGCGCTGGGCTGATGTAGCCGAAGGTGCGGTGTTTAAAAAGTGGGGTATTGTGGATGAGTTCCCGATGTGGTGTAAGAAAGTGGCTATCGGATTGGATTTTGGTTATACCAATGACCCTACAGCTGTTATCCGATGTGGAATCATAGACAATGCGCTATATTTGGATGAAGTGGATTATAGAACTGGATTACTTTCTGGAGATATTATAAAAACCTTGCGTCCTTGGGGTTTGAAAGTGATAGCCGATAGTGCCGACCCACGACTTATTCAGGAAATCCACAACGGAGGTATTAAGATTTACCCGGTAGAAAAGGGACAAGGTTCTGTCAATGCCGGTATAGACAAGGTGCAGGGTATGGAAATTTACATTACCAAGCGTTCTTATAACCTTCAAAGGGAGTACAGAAATTATGTTTGGGCAAAAGATAAGGACGGGAACTATATCAACGAGCCGGAAGACCACGACAATCACGGAATAGACGCTGCTCGCTATTATGTACTGGGTGAACTACTTGGCAAGATTCAGAAGCCGAAAGATTTAACAGGAATATTTACTCACTAAAATTATAGATTATGCCATTAACACTCGAAGAAATATTAGCATTGCCTGACATCGGGCAGAAGATAAACTACCTGAAGAAAGGTAGAAAAACCGAACTTCCAGACCGTTGTAAACTTTGGGACGACTGGAATCCCGAACGCCATGAAATCATGGTTGACAAAGAGAAGTACCCGGATAGAAAAGTTCTTGAAAAGGAAGCGGAAAAAGTTTTTGATGAAAAGACTGGTAAGACCTATGAAATCGAAGCACAATATAAGACTGAACCGGTAAACCGTATTTCTATCCCTTTGGAGCAAGATATTGTCAACATTCAAACAGCTTTTACGGTCGGCACAGAACCGTCTATGGATTGCACTCCGACTGATGATGATGAAAAGAAGCTGCTGGATGCGGTAAAGGCTGTATTCAAGTCCAACAAAATCAAATATCAGAACAAGAAGATTGTCCGTGCCTGGTTATCCGAACAGGAAGTTGCCGAGTATTGGTATGTCACTGATGATGATTCGTTCTGGGCGAAGTTCTGGAAGAAAGTAAAGACTACTTTCGGGGGCAAGGTTAAGCCTACCAAGAAGTTGAAAAGTGTATTGTGGTCACCATTCAGAGGTGATAAACTTTATCCGTTCTTCAATGATGAAGGTGATTTGGTTGCTTTCTCTCGTGAGTACAAGAAAAAACTCATGGATGACTCGGAAATTACCTGCTTTATGACTATCACAGACAGAATGGTCTATCAATGGGATCTGTCTAAGGGTTACGAGGAAAGAACTTCTTTCGTCCATGGATTCTCGAAACTGCCGGTTATCTACGCTTATCGTCCCGAACCTTATTGCAAAAAGATAAAGACTTTTCGGGTCCGGTTGGAGAAATTATTATCCAATTATGCTGATTGTATAGACTACCATTTCTTTCCGCTGTTGAAGCTAATTGGTGATGTAGAGGGTTTCATGGGTAAGGTTAAGGATAGAATGGTTAAACTTACAGGTGAGGGTGCGGATGCTCAGTATCTGACATGGAACCAGGTGCCTACAACTGTGGAACTTGAAATGAATACTCTCTTTGAAAAGTCATATTCAATGACTAATACACCTCAAATCAGTTTTGAAAAACTTAGTGGTTCGGGAAATGCTTTGTCGGGAATTGCTTTTGACTATGTTTTTCTTTCCACTCATTTACAAGTTCAAAACCATGCAGAAGTTATAGGGGAGTTTTTACAGAGAAGAATTAATTTTATCGTTTCTGCTTTGGGTGCTATAAATCCGTCTGAATTTAGTAAAGCGTCTAAAACGATTGATATAGATACCGATATAGTACCTTACACTCTGAATAATATTGATGATAAAGTCAGTGTTGCGGTGAAAGCTGTATCGGGTGGTGTATGGTCACAGCGGCATGGAGTAATGTTTGCTGGCAACCAAGACCGCATCGAAGAAGAACTCGCTGAAATAAAAGAAGAACAAGAAGAAAAGAGAAAAGCTGAAATGCAGAAACAAGCCATAAAGAAAGGGGAGTGAAATCACTCCTCTTTGTAGCTCCATTGATAGCCCTTGTGCTTCTTTATTTTTCCATTATAGCACATTGAAATGCCCGAATGGTGCGCACCAGTTGCTCGTGCCGCTTCATTCAAACTATCAAATGAATTTATAATTTTGCCGTCTTTTAATTGTAAAACAGCTCGTGAATTATGGTGGTTTTTGCCAGTCTTTTGCTTTCTACCAAGAACCCTATATGCGTGTAGTAAGTTTTCACCATCAGTAACCCATTCAAGATTGGTAACGCAATTATTGGTTTTATCACCGTCTATGTGGTTTACTTGTGGTAGGTTTTGCGGATTAGGTATAAAAGCATTTGCGACCAAGCGATGAACTTTAAATATGCGCTTTCTGCACCATACATTCAAATACCCCTTTTTGCTTTTTATGGGTATTAAAATGCGTCCATCTCTAAACCAATATCCTTTACCGTTCCAGCATTTCTTTGGCAAGGATTTTACCCTACCTAAATTTGATACTTGATAATCGCCTTCGTACCCTTCAATGTCTTTCCAAATTTCATCCATATTCTTTTGCTTTAAAGTTAAATAAATAAAAGGCAGCCTTTAAAGTCGTGCGAAGACTGCCTTTGGATAATCGTGTATGGTTAGTTTTTAAATATCAGCTTATATAAGCCCGAAGTCGGTGACGAGAATATTGGTGCACGTCCGGCTATAACCATCCGTTTGCGTTCTTCTGGAAATACGTCTTTCAGCTTCTCAATATTACTTTTCAAACGGTCTTCTGTAAAAATACAACCGCTTGCCTCTTCAAGCATGAAGTCGTTAATCACTTTTATTAATCCCTATACATAAAGGTTATTCATGTCAATTACTAATTCTTCTGTTTTCATATTCGTTATATTTATGTGTTTATACTTAATTTCGTTTACCACTGTTATTATGCGATTTTAATTAGGTTACACTTTTTGAAGCAACGCCATTCTTCTTTTTCAGTGTCAAAGTACACCTGGCAATTATCAGCCGTTTTCTTTGTACCTTTTGTTTCGGGTACTCTGTTTTCCAAGAGAGTGCCAAAGGCTTGACGTAGCGTACCGTCTGTCTTTTTGAAGTAAAACTCTACTATCTTCACTTTCAAAGCCGTTTTCAGCTTCAAATTAGCCCATGCGCATTTCAATGCCTCACTCATTGAATAACCATTCTTGCGAACGAACGACCATGCCATTTGCATAACCTCTTTCATTTGACTTCTAAATTTTGTGCTCATACTCTTATATTTTATGTGTTATATAATATATTCTATTTTATATGTGCAAATATAGACTATATTATATAATTAACAATAATATCACTGTTAATAAAATGCAATATGATATATTTTTATAGATTGAAATTAGATTATAATATATAATGTGTATATTTGTATCTGAAATCAAACTTATAATATATTATATATGGATTTACGAGTGAAGGAAGTATGTAAAGAGAAAGGAGTAACTCTTGCAGAGGTAGCATCTAAAATAGGTGTGGCTCAAGCAAGCCTTTCTAAAATGTTGGGAGGTAACCCTACTATTGGTACATTGGAAAAGATTGCCGATGCTTTGGGTGTTCCGGTAACTGAACTATTTGAGAAGTCAAACACCGGAGATATAGTAGGCTTCGTGAAGGTAGGAGATACCGTGCATGAGGTAAAGTCTGCGGAAGATGTGAAGAATTTAGCTGAAAAATTATAAATAAAACTATTATGGAGTACATTTGTTTGAATTGTGGACATATAACTGAAAACTTAATATGCCCTAATTGTCAGCATACAATATCGGAAGATGAATATAATAAGGTTATAGAAAAAGCGCAGAAGTCTATAAGGTATGGATATTATTATAGAAAAGAGGCGGAAAAGAACTTAGATATTCATTACAATTTATTATCGCCTACAAATTATCTGGAATGGATAGCAGCAGCAGTATTAGCTGGCGTATCATATGACCTATTAAAATACTTGGCCATAAAGATATATAATCACATAAAAGATAAGCTTACATCCAACGAGAAAAGATATTCTATGATTCTTGACATTTTAAATGATGAAATAAAATTTCAAGAATTTGTTAAATACCTGCAAGAGTATAAAGATGGTCTTGTGACATTAGATGAAAATAAAAAGAAATATATTGAGGAAGAACTTAGTGCCGACTTTATGGGTGAAAAAGCCCATGAATTATATCAAAAGGAGAAACGGGTTCCCGATGCACAAGATTTTCTGTCTTTTTTAAGAGAAGGAAAAGAAAAAAGCGTATTTTCTGTTCAACCTCAAAATAATATAAAAGCATTTCTATTGTTGAAAGAAGAATGATTGATGATTTGAATGATAAGGTGACTACTGCCGTTTCCGCTGTCAGTGGTGGCATCTGGTCAACACGTGAAGGTATTATGTTTGCCGGGAACGCAGATCGCATTGAGGAAGAACTTAAGGATATTAAGGAGGAACAGAATGAAAAAGTACAATCAAGAAGTAATATCGGAGGGAAACTGCCTAATTCTAAGAATCAAGCCTAAGAGATGGTATTTGTGTTAGCTCATTTGTAAGGCTTTTATGAAGGAAATCAGAAAAATAGAACTGAGAAACACTTCTAGGTCAGAAAAATTACGAAGTCTATAATTTTGTTATAAGAAAAATAGAGTAGTTAGCGGTGATTCCTCGGGGTTGCCGCTATTTTTTCATTCTTTAAATTACGAATATTAGAATACAATTTTGAATTATAGAATTATATCTATATCTTTGTCATACGATAATTGAGTAACCAATGAGAATATTTACCGAACAAGCATTAAAAGAATATGCAGAGAACCATCCCGATTCAAAGGTTGCTTTGCAAGAATGGATTACCATTGTGAAAAGAAGCAAGTGGACTTGCTTTGTCGATATCAAGAAAACGTTTAATAGCGTTGATAATGTAGGTAATCAACACTATGTTTTTAACATCAAAGGTAACAACTATCGTTTAGTAGTAGTGATTAAATTCACTATTCAATTTGTGTATGTTCGCTTTATTGGTACTCATAAAGAATATGATAAAATAGATTGCGCTAATATTTAGGATTATGACAAAGATAGAAAATCAAGCCCAATATGAATGGGTGGTGAAAAGAGTAGAGGAACTTCTTCCTTTAGTGAAAGATGACACTCCTTTGAATGACCCAAATAGCATAGAATTGGAGCTTCTTTCTAATTTGGTTGCTGATTATTCCGAAGAACATTTTGCATTGGGAGAACCAACACTTGTAGATGTTCTTAAACTTCGTATGTACGAAATGGGGCTTAATCAAAAATCACTTGCAAAATTGGTTGGCGTCAGCCCATCACGGTTAAGTGATTATATATCTGGTAAATGTGAACCAACCTTGAAAGTTGCTCGTGAGATAAGCCGGAAGCTAAATATTGATGCAAATATAGTGTTGGGGGTATAAGTTTTTGTCGTGATATATTTTAGGCGTGATTCATTCAGTTTCACGCCTTTTTTGCCATATTTATGACAATAGTCTGATTGTCGTATATAACTATCCTGATTATTTCTCATTCTCTTTATTAAGATCGAATTTTACCGTAGAAATTTATAAATCAAATTCATACGGTATGACAATCTTAGAACAAATCTTAGCAGGGCTACAACAGAAATTCGCAGGGGTGGACACTGCTATTCTTACCCGCATTGCCACTAAGAAGGCAGAGGGTGTAACGGACGAGACAAAGGTAAACTCCATTATTGAGGGTATCAATTTTTCGGACGTGCTTAATTCCTATGGTGATTTCCGTGCCGGGGATGCTTCCAAGACCGCAGTTTCCAACTACGAGAAGAAACATAACCTTAAAGACGGTAAGCCAATCGAGACTACCACAACCACTAAAACGGAAGAGAATAAAGACGATGTGCCTGCATGGGCGCAAGCTTTAATTGATTCCAACAAGAGCCTTTCTGATAAGCTAACACAGTTTGAAACGGAGAAGGCTCAAGCAACACGTAGCCAGCAGATTTTGGCAAAGGCAAAGGAGTATGGTATTCCCGAAAACTACGCCAAACGATGCGCCATCAAGGACGATGAGGACTTGGACGCATACTTCAAGGATTTGAAGCAGGAGTTCGCAAATGACGGCTTCAAAGGCGTAACCCCTCCCGAATCAGCGGAAGCGAAGATTGAGAAAGAATCTGAATCTATCGCTAAGATGATTGATGAGGGGACGAAAACTATTGTTGAACAAAACAAGAATTAATTATGTCAGCAGGATTTAAGTATGACTTGGTTCCGCCCGTTGAGCAAGAGGAACGCTACGATGTCCAGACCGGCATTCGTAGACGTGGTCCGTTCAAACTTGATACGCAGAACCTGGTAGTGGGAAGTTTTCTTCCCGGATTTACACCGATTTGTGCGGACTTGAAAAACAAGTTCGCTTATGCGGTAATCAATGTGAGAGTTGTAGAAGCCTATACCACTGGTGGAGAGGCTTTGTCTATCAAAGTAGCCAAGAACTCTTTGGCTTATGTGGGTATGTTTGTCGGAAGCGGCAAGAAAGGCGCAGAAGTAACGGCAATTGATAAATCTAATGCCGGTTATGATGTATTGACTATTAAGGCTGCTTTTGGTGAGAATATTGCCAAAGATGCTGTATTATTCAATGCGGTTGCAGTTGATGGTTTAAAGCAAAAGCATGTCGCTAATTCGGCTCTGTACAACCGTACAAAGGTTGAGGACGGAATTACATTGGTTTCATTGCTTCGTACAGCCGCAGAGATTGACCCTTCAAAATTGGTTATGCCGTTCTCCGAGAACGATAAAGCCAACATGAAGGGATGGTTTGAATTTAACGAGTAAGGAGGTAGGATATGTTTTTAACGATTCAAACATTATTCGATGATGCGAACATCGTTTCCGCTATCATCAGACGTGTGAACCAGACACGCAAGGACACAATCTATTGGCAGCAGTATCTTACTTTCCGCAGAGTAACTACTCGTGTGTTCAAGGATTATATCGGTTCTGTAACCGGAGTTATGGCCGGCTCTATCAATTCACGTTTTGGAGAGAAACCCATTCGTGAACGTCGGAACATCGGTTCCGGATATGGTGAGATTGCCTATTTGGGTGATGCTTATCAGATGTCTATTGACCGTCTTTCTGAATTGCAGGATTTGATTGACAAGTTCAATGCAGCTAAGCCAGCCGACCAAAAGGCTGCAATGGAAGAGATTGTAAACTTCCTGGCAGACGACTACCGTCAGATTACCCTTGCTGCCCACAAGCGTATGGATATTATTGTCGGTGCGCTGTTGATGCTTGGTGAAGCCACCGTTTACAACAAAGACGCTGCAATCACTTCCGGTCAGACCAATAATAAACTGCTGGAGATTACCCTTCCGTTCAATTTTATCAAGCCGAAAAGTGGAGATGTGGTTGTGGACGGAAAGAATATGTTTATCTCTTATTTGAGAGAGAAACTTCATTCCTTGGCACCGGACTATGGCGTTTATGCCAAGATGGTTATGACTCGTGCATCTTTCAACAAGCTTATTCTTGGTTCATCTGAATTTGGTGAGCAGTACAAGATGATTCTCGGCAGCAACGAAATGAAGTTGAGTACGGGATTGGTTTCCTCTTCTTTGGCTTCCGAAGTGTTCACCGGCATCGGTTTGCCGCGTATTGAAATCAAGGAGGACTACGTGAAAGACCAGACGGGAAAGAATGTGCAGATTTACGCGGATAACCGTATTACTCTGTTACCTTCTGACAACATTGGTTATATGCGCCATCATACCCCGTATGAAGCGACAGATCCAGTACAAGGACGTACTTATATCCCGTCAGAGGGGCAGATGCTTATCTCCAACCACCGTGACAAAAACGGTCGCTACATGGAATATACGGCAGAGTGGATTCCGCAGATTTCCAATCCAGATTTGATAACCAATTTCGATTTGAGCGAAATTGCATCCATCCAATCAGCATAAGGGGGTAGGATATGAAAGTAAAGGTTATATCAGTTTTCCGCGACAAGTTCACCGGAAAGTATTATACTCCCGGTGAAGTGATTGAAGTCGGTGAGGAAGCCCGTGTGCTGGATATGGAAAGCCGCAGACTTGCTGAACGGATTGAGGCAAAAAATACCGAAGTGAAAGCCCCTGAAGAAAAGAAGGAGGTGAAAATCTCCCTCTTTGAAAAGAAGTTTGAGAAGAAGGCTTTGGTTGACGCTTTGAAGTCTATCGGTGCGCAGGCTTCCGGCAATATGAAAGAGGAAACTCTTTTGGCTAAGGTTGCAGAACTGGATGAAGAATCAACAGCCAAACTGAAAGAAGCATTAGGTATCGAGTAAAAGGATAGGGTAGTGCTTCTACCCTTCCATTGTCTAATTTTATAAATCAGAAAAGAAATGAAGAATTTTATTTTTGCCATGTGTGGCTTTTTAATGATGTCTTTGGTTTCGTTGAGCGTGCAGGCATCAAGTGTGAAATCTCCTAAGTGTGAATACGTGAATCCATCGGTTAATGCCGGTTTGCCGGATATTCAGTTTATCACTTTGGAAACGGCTCCGGCTGATTGTGTTGTACTGACCATGACACCTCCCGTCTTCTTGGTTGCAAATAACCCGGCTATGATGTGTTCGATGAAAGAGGAAGCGGCTATTCAAGGGATACGAATTAATGTTCCAAAATGTCCGTTCAGATACATCTATAAATCTAAACATTGTACGCATTATAGCTATACCGCATATAGTAAACTGATTACACCATATTGAATGATAGCAGCCATGAGTAACAAGGAGTTTGTACTAAGCGTATTTGATAAGAACACCCCGTCTAATCTTGTAGTTGAAAATATACTTTCAAGAACGGGATTGGATGGTGAAGAACCTTTTGCCGAGGAAAATCGGGCAAGATTAGAGGTCGCTTGTGCAAAGCAAATTCCGTGGATGATACAAAATCCATCTTCGGTCAGCGAAAGCGGATTTTCTGTGTCTTGGTCTAATTATGTTGATAGTCTAATGAAATTGTACTCATGGCTGTGTAAACAGTACGGTTTGAAAGACGAACTGGGTAACAAACCTAAAGTGACTTTCTTATGATATTCGCTCCACACATATTGCAGGTTAAAGTTATCACCCCGATGGCTAAGGATGAGTTCGGAAGACCCATTCCCGGTACAGGTGGTGAATACTGGCAGGAGGTAGGCAAATGCCGTTGTGATGATAACACTACCAAAGAGTTTTCATCTGATAACGGCTCTGTGTATCGTCCGAATTATCATGTAGTATGTGAGAAAAGAATTACTGTCAAGGCTGGCGATGAAGTACGTTGCATGGATGGTGATGGCGTAAGAGGTCAAGGCGAAGTCTACACGGTAAAGAGTACAAACTACTTTAACTACTCAGAATTATGGATGTAGATTTCGATTTCTCAGATGTCGACTCTTTTTTCGATGAAGGAGAATGGGAGGTCGAAAAGAAGATGATTGATGTGGGGGATGAAGCCGTGAAGTACGCAGAGGAATATGGCGATTATAAAGACCATACACTCACTTTGAGAACGTCCAATGATTACGATGTCGATAAAGATGGTTTGACACTGAAAAACGAAGCGGAATACGCATCATTCGTAGAATCTAAAGGGTATGATGTTTTAAGTAGTACCGCTTTATTTGCGGAGAAACGATTAAAAGAAGAATTTGAAAAATGAAAAAGTATATTGGTACAAAGTTAGTTCAGGCTATACCTGCAATTCGCAAGGGTGGTAAGGTATATCTGCCCACTGATGCTATTCCAAGAACTATGGAACAAGTGGAAGAAGGATACAAGGTGGTATACGAAGACGGCTACGAGAGTTGGTCGCCTAAAGATGTGTTTGAAAAGGCATACAAGGTGGCTGAAACATTCAAAGACCGCTTACTTATCGAACGGCAGGATTTGGCTGAAAGATTTAGTAAACTGTGTGCTTTTGTAGACACTCCCAAGTTTAAAGAAGTTGTAAAAGACGAACACCAACGTGATTTGCTTCTGCAACAGCGCGATTATATGGGTGAGTATCTGAACATTCTCAACCAACGTATCGAAGCATTGGGATGATAGTAACTACTGACATAGGAAACATTCTCTATCGGGATTGCAAGGCTTTCGGGATAGGTATAGTACCAGCAGGGGAAACGCTGACGGGTGAATTGAAGTCCGAAAGGATTGTCATTCACACGAAGAAGCAACAGCCGGGGACTTATTGGAAGAAGTCTTTCGCAGAAGTGAATCTTTGTGTGCCCGATTTGAGCAAGAATGAAGCCAACTCTATCCGACTGAATGAGCTTGAAAGACAAGCTATGAAGATATTAAGGAGTACAGGTTCCTATAATGGTTCTTTTTATCGCTATTCTATCTATAATATAGGAACGGAAGCGGACACTGCTTTAAAGTGTCATTATGTGAATGTTAGTGTTTTGTTTGAAGTTTTAAATGTAAAATAGTTATGGCAGAGAATAAAAAAATTGTGGTGGTAAACCTTCAGAAGCTGGAGGTTGCGCCGATCGGGGCTGGTGGTGCCGAAGGTTCTGTTTTTGAAGAAGTCCCGGTAGTTCATGAGGACACCTTCACTTATGAGGATGAAGATCCGGAGGTTAAGGATTACAAAGATGTAGCTGGAAATACCTATTATTCCTCTAAAAAGCCGGGTGCGGTTAAGATCAATGCTTCTATTGGTATGTATGATCTTGAGACTAAGGCTAAATTCCAAGGTGGTAAGTTTACGGCGGGGTCAGAGAGTAAGCCGGGCA